CCGCTTCGGCTTCTTTTATTTCCAAAGTAGGCTCGGCTGGCTTTAGAAACTCCAAAAGTGATTTAAGTTGATTTTCTAGTTTTTCAATTGTTTCGTCGGTTGCGTCTGAGGTCTTTACAAACTTTTCAAGTCTGCTAAGGTATTCGAATGCGTCCGCTTCGCTTTTAAGGTCAATAAACGTGGTCTCAGGGTTAGCTCCCAAGAATTGGACTGCTGAGCCTTCGTACATCATTACTTCCTTAATTAGGTTAGCTTTGGCCTCCTGGTCGAACTGTTCTTTTATAGTTCTAAAGCCAAATGAATGCTGGTTAATAAGCTCGCTCTCAATCATTTTTTGAAAGTCTTGACCAGCTGCGTGGCTACCAATTTTAGCCTCGTAACGCAAACCTTTATTGTCTTCGTAAAGATTGGTTATTTTTGCGACAACCTTGTTTTTATCGTGGTCTAGTAAATACTTGATTAACTGCTTGCCTTGTGGCCCACGCTCCATTACAGTCTTGGTAAACGCTCCTGGCTCGATTACATCTCCATCGAGGTCTTTGTTACCAAATACGGCAAAGTAACCCGAAACAATTCCTTGTTTCATGTCGCTATCTGTAAAGCCTTGGTTTAATCCTTTTTTTACAAAACCCATATCGCTAGTCTTTTCTAATTCCTTTATTTTATTTCTACTCCAAACCAATGCCTCTTTACCTCCCCAAGCGTCGTACATTAAACGGCCGCAACCGTCTTCATAAGAGCTAGAGGTTTCCAAATCTACCTCGTGACGGCTTAAATACGAAAACATCCGTTTAATCGTATCAACCGAGACAGGCTCGCCGTTTGCAAGCTGGTTGGCTCTTTGTTTTCCTACTGGCGTTCCGCAAGTCCCCCAACCGAACTCATCAACATATTTTAAAACCCTTCTAGCGTTGTTTCTGACCGCCTCGGGATAATCTGAATATGATTGCTCGGCTTTGTCTAGCATTGCTTATTCGTTTAGACAAATATACAAATAAAAAAAATTAGGAAACAAAAGGGGAAAAAACCTTACCCTCTTTGGACTTCTTCAATTGGTTCAAAAACAATTGTATTAGTTTGACCTTTTAAAGGCTTAGAATGCTTATTTAATCCGCTTGTAATTGCATCGGGTATTCCATCAGGGAAAGCCTTGCAACCGCCTTTAAACATTTCAAAATGTTTGCATTTAAAACAAATTAGATTAACAGCCTCCATTGTCTATTTTTTAAAATACCTATCAATTAATTTCCCAACCTCTAAAGCGTATTTACTTGGGTTGGAACTTAACTTATACTCTGTAAATGCTTCTGCCAAAAATTCGTTATCGTTTGTACTGGCATATTTTCCAAGAAATACATTTGCTATTTTATTTGGGTCGTTTATTTCTTTTTGATAAAAGCTTCTAATTATGTCCATTTCTAGCCAGAAATTTTGTAACTCTGGATATCTAGCCATCATTAATTTATTTTTTACCGCTATAACATGGCCAAATTCATGAGTTAGCGTAGCCAAATCTACTTTATCTCTATCAACTTTTGATTTACCAGCATACCTAGTAAATCCATAAATATCCTTACCTACTCTTGGAATTAATCTTTCGTCTAAATCAGTTTGATGCCCAAAATTAATCTCAACAAGACTGGTTTGGGTTCTCTTAATGTATCCATAACTGCTGCCACTTGAACGATACCTAAGTTTAATCTGATTATTGGTTAAATAATCTGAAAGCTGGTATTCATTAGTCAGCTTGTTTAATTGCTCGTTGTATCTATTTAGCTTGGTTAGGGAAAGTTCGGAACTAAATTCCGTTTTTATTACTTTTAACTTGGTTTGTTGATTAATTATATTTTTTGCTACTTGTTTAGCTTCTTTTAATGTATCTGCATATTTAAATGCTCCTAATTGCTGAGGTAATGCTGAGGTTATAACTGGAGCCGTAAAAGGAGCTGCTGGCCTAATTAAAGGAGGCAAGCCGACAAAAGCATTAGGAAAGTTTCGACGCGCGTAAGCCTCGGAAATATAGACCACAACGCAACTGCAATTAATTGTTTGAGCTGCTCCACCTTTTTGGTCGCCTGGCTTGTCCATAAATACCTCCACGCCTTTAGTCGTAAAGACAAAAGGTTGGTCTGCTCTTATTGGCTTGTCTTGTGCCTGGATATGCTGAAACCTTGGCTCTCTTGAGCCTCCATGTATCCACAATTTCCAAAGTGTTGTTCCAGTCTGTTTTGCCCAATCTTCTGCGGAACGCTTCTTGCCTTCGTTGTAAGCTCGTGTCGATTCAGTCCTAGCAATTGCCCTGGCTCTAGCAATGTTTGGTATTTGCTCAAGTAAAAGGCGCTCTATCTGAAAAGGGTTTAAGCCTTGTTCAACACCTTCGCCAAGTATCTTTTGGATTTGCTCTAACGTATTATCATTTACGCCAGTAATTAGATTTCCAAGGTTTTGCAAAACCCAATCCTTAATCCATTCTCTCCAGGTATTTAAAAAGAAATCGTCAGGAACGTAAGCCTTTTCGCGGTTGTCTTGTCTTATCCTGTTAAACTCTTGTTTTGCCGACTCAACAAAGACCGTTTGATAAAACTTTATGTAAGCCTCTTGCATTGGCAAAGGCGACGGATTTGGCTTGGCTTGTAGCTTTAAAGCCGCGGTAAATAACTTAATCCCAAGGCGCTCGTATTTCTTTAGGTCAGATTGTGCCGACCTTCTAACCTTGGAATAATTTATAAGCTTCATTTTTTACGCTGGGAAATCGCTAAAATCCGTTGTCGCATTACCTAAAGCCTCCTCGCTTGGAATTACGTTGCTAGGTATCCAATGCACGTCCATGGCTGGGTCTTCGCTAGCGTGCCAGTTTAGTAGGCTTCTAACTTCGTTGCCTGTAAAGTATGGCGATTTGCCGTATGTTTCTAGGATTACTTTTACGTCAGGTTGTAACTCGCTAAAGCTAGAGATATCGAAATCAATAACGTAATCCATGCCGTAAGACTTGCCAAGCCATATTGTAAATTTCTCCTCAATCATTTGGAGTTGAGGCATAATTACATCGGTTACCAAAGCCTTTTGCGCTCCTTCCAAATTGGCATAGGTAGCGTTAGAACTAAACAAAACAGGGTTAACTCCCCAAAGACCGCAAAGAGTTTGCAAGTCCATGTTTTGAGAATTGATAATATCCATCGCAACTGGAGACAATCCGATTGCATCGTAACGCAAAGGAATCGAGGAGGCAACGATTTTATTAATGTTTTTATTGCCGTTTATCCTCTCGTCTATCCGTTCGTCCATCTTGGCTCTTTGGTCAGGGGACGGCCAAAACTCAGGGTTTGTAATATTGGGCGAAATGATGCCTTTGGCTCCTCCGTTTTGGAAAGTCTTTTGCTTGGCAAAGGTCGCCTCGTTGTTGGCTTGTAAGGTTGTTAAACCAGCCAAGAGAGGAGGCATTCCACGCAATTGCGCGCCGTTCAAATCCCAAGTTAAATTTGTGGTTTTAATGTGTAGTACCTGGTCAGCTGGTATCTCAATATTTTGGTCTCCAATTATCAATTTATAGCCGCGTACTGGCTCGAATAAACTTCCAGCGACTATCTCGACATAGTTAGACGGCAAAACGTACATCTCCTTAATTTTGCCCTTATTTAGGCCGTCTTGAGGAGCAAAGCCATAAACAAATATCTCACCACTAGTATTGTACCATGTTAGCATCGAATCAAGAAACTCGCTCCAAGTTTGCATTGGATTAGGGTTTTTAATTAGCTGGCTTACTGGGTCGGTATAACTTACATCCTCAAGTTCCTTTTTACGAAATGCTATGCTTTGCAATCTGTTAAGCTCTTTAGAGTTGTACTTTCCGCCTCTGTATTTCTTGGACGCTTCACTCTCTTTGTAAACGTAGGTAGGGCATTGCTTGCCTTTCTCTGCTATCTTTCGAATGATTGAGTAAACCAGGGCGTTTCCTTTGTATCCCTTGTCGATAAAAGTTTGCTGGTTTGAGTCATACCAAACAACAAGCGTGGAGGCCGTAAACTGGCCGTAAAGTATCTGATTGAGTAGGTTTACATCGGGGTAAGTCTTTGTCGGCGTTACTTGTGGCGTGATGTAATTCTGAAGAGCCTTTAATAGCATAGCATATTCGTTTTAACAAATATACCTATTTATTTTTTTCTA